ACCAGTAAGAGATACACCTAGGAGCCTTTCTTCTTCTGTGTTCCTTTGCCAGACTTTCCGAAGGTAACGGAAGTTTGTGAAGGTTGACTGGATCGTACCGAGAATTGTAGCGAGGCGAACTTTCCGTTCAAGGCTGCTAAGGTCGTCCGTAGGTCGGACAACGACTTCTGTAAGGTTGCAGAACTGGAAAGGCCGGAGGATGATCTCTGAACACGGGTTAGTGCCGAAGTCATGGTTCGGGTCGCGCTTTCCAAGTCTTTCGACAATCCTGCGAGAAGCATCTCGATTGAAGATACCTCGCTCTCCCGACTTGCTGTCGTAGAGAGATTTCCACTCTTTGAGGAATTCGCCGACTTCTGGTTTGCCATTGTATACCGCCGAGTTGTTAGCAAGTTGTCTGTGAACGTGGCCTTCCCACCAGCTTCCAGACTTAGCTGTAGCCATTGCCTCTGAGCCTAGATCGCTCAGACTAATCATCGCACTTCTACGTACGCCACCGACTACAACAACATCGGCGACCATGCACATTAGGTCGTGGGCTTCTAGTGGAGTGAATCGCCTTCCAGCAGCTCTACGGAATAATTGCACACTAAAGTTAAAAAGACGGACAAGAGGTTCTGGTCCACTTGCACGACCTCCAAATGTCTTGAGGCGTGCTCCGGCAGGTCGAACTCTACTGACATCCCACTTGGGGATACGGCCCGCAATGAGTAGTGTAATGAGTTCTCGGAAAGATTTGGCCCATCCCTCTTTACTATCTTCAACGACAATAACTGTGTTGGTTGCTTCAAAATCTTCTGTGATACGGGGAAGCTGCGAGACATATTTTTCCTCTACACTAAATCCTACACCGGTCCCGCACATCAAGATGTACATGGCTTCGTCGAAACTTCTAGGGGAGTCAACAGGCAAATACGCACAGTTGTACGCACCCACGTTACACCTGTCTAGTGCAGGACCGGCAGTCATCATTGCCCGCATTGAGGGCATAACTTCCATATCTTCAATTGCATGAAGCAACTGAACTTTTTCATCAACTGTTAGAACTTTAACTTGATCTTCATAATAATTAATAAGACGTTCTACAGTTTCTTTCCACGTCTCTCGTCGTCCTAGATCATCCCGCCAGCGAGCGTACCTTGACCGATGGATGAAAGTTTGGTAGTCATCCAATGCTTACTTACTCTCTCGAACCGTTAGAATTCCTTCACCCCAAACGTGAAACAAACGTTCACTGTCCTTAGGAACTTCTGTCTTCGTTCCACCCGGTCCTCTAATTTCTTCAACTGTTGCACCATTTTCCTTGGTGGTACGTACCAAAACTGAAATAGTCATTAAGCTTCAATAACCTCCACGCCCGCTTCACGAGCAATCTTCATCATATGTTTCGTTCCTCTAGCAGACCCACGAGGGAAAGCAATCACTACGTCAATGCCCGTGTCGAGCATTTGCTTGTTACGAATAGGACCCGCTGCTTTGCCGTACTGATCCCAATCAGCTTTGTATTCTTCTACTGGAACATTATTTAATGTAGCCCAGTGTTTAGCCATTAAGTCAGCTCCGCGAGCGCCACCTTCTACGATTGTTATTTCTCCGAACCTCTCTTGAACTTCATGCAACTTGTCAAAGAGATGCCAAAGGTCAGAGAAAACCCTACTACCACAAACTAAAACTCTAGTCATAGACCGCGCATGTCCAGTGGTTCTTCAGTACGAATTGAATTAATCATTCGCTCGTACGCAGTGTTACCGTCGATGCGAAGAACCCAAGCAACCTTGCTAAGTGCGGCCTGCATCATCGCCCACTTCTCCACAACTTGCTGACGAGCGTAGCGCATTCTACTTTCAGAATCTTCATCAACCTCAGACTTGATTTCAGAGATGTACTCTTCTAGTCCATCGTACAACTTGTCAGCGTATTCATCAAACAACTCAAGCGCACTGGTTACTCGACGAGTGTCGTCACCGTCGTACTGCACACGTTCTTTTGCATCGTGAATGTCGTTGATGCGGTCTTCACGACTATAGTAAATCTTCTGGATCATACCACTCCGACTCTCGTTCTTTCTTTTTACTCTCTACTCGACGCTGCTTGTACTTCGGTGTACGAAGGTCTTTGGCTATGTGGTTACGCCGCCTCTGTTCTCTTCGCTGCTTCCCGGTGAAGCTCCGCATTCCTGTCATTCTCTAGCTCAATCAAAAGGTCTAAATAGTGTCTGGCTTTTTCAAGGTCTTCCATCCCCCCTTTGTCACGCCAACGAGTTACGTACTTAATTACATTCCCTTCAAAATAAGGGATGTTGTTGGCGTGGATGTATTCAACGGGCTGGATGGATAACTTCTTGTAGTGGCGTCCCCCAATCTGGTTTATCAGGGCACCCGCACCAGAAGCAATAGTCTCCTTGTCTGTAGATTGGTCGTCCGCAACATTCACTCTTGTCCAAATCCTTTTCTTTCGCGGACTCCAATGAGTTCTTCAATCTCGCCAAGGTGCTCTTCCACTTCTTCTTCAAAAGCTAGAAGGATTTCAGAAACAGGTAACTGAAGGAATTCGACTAATTCGAACCCCTCAAAAAAATCTTCAATGCGCTTCCTTGTTTCTTCGTCCACTAACTGATTTTCTTCCTTTGTCCTAAAGACCAACTTCCACAACGCTTACACTTCAATCGCTGTGTTATGTAATATTTCGTACGCCTGTAGCCACGCCGTTCAACAACTTTACTACCACACGAGCCACATTCTTGTGCATTCTTACCAAAGTGAGGATGATTACGAATGAAGGGTTTAATTCGCTTGTAGAGTTTTTCCGTAAGTCTTACGTCACCAACACAGTAGCGTTGCATCCTACGGCGTGCCGCTTCATTACCAGCCATAACCTTGACCCAAAGGCTGAAACCTTCATGGGAAACTTTATCGCCAATTCCAAGATACGGTGCTACAAAACCGAGCTTGTTACTTACAAAACCTAGTTGCTTAACAACCTTATACAAGTCAATACTAGTAACAGGGGGAATGTCATCCAACCCACAAAGGGCAAGAAATCCACGAATTTTCTGAAGGTCAAACCTATCTCCGTTGTAGGTTATTACACCTTCAGCCTCTTCGAGAAGTTCCTTGATTTTCTCTGCCATTCCCTGCTGACCGTGCTCCCACTCAGACAGGAAGATTACATCTCGTTCTCCTAGCCACTTGGCTCCAATGCACAGGATACCTCCGGGATGAACCAACCGATCAGTGTTCATGTCTTCTTTGAACATACGCCAGAAGTATCCCAAACCGGGAAACGTCTCTATGTCCAACACAAGAATTCTGTTACTCAGGTTTCTTTTCCTTTAACCACTCTTGAGGGATCGTACCCTCGGCCCATTGGAACCCGTGTTTCTCGGCCCACTCCCAATTCCGGAGCTTGGCTCGCTTGTTGCGTTTTCCGTTGGCGTTCTGAAAGATGAAGCGGATATCAAGGTCAGGATTGGAACGTTTCACCGCCAACATCTTTTTACAGGCGGCTGCGTCCAAGTAACCTTTCGCTTCAATGATGATACCGTTCTTCAAGATAATGAAATCAGGAAGGTACGATCCCCGCATGATGTAAGGAATGTAATCAGGCTCGTACGCTAGTTTAGCAGAACGGCCAGCTGCATCCCAAATTGTTTCTTCAAACTTACTACGGAAGTTAATCAGGCTCCTATTCTTTTTATTACTACGAGCCATATTTTTCCTTCAACGCTTCAGTCGTAGTTTCAACCTCGTGAAGGAAAAGCTTGACTTCCTCTTCAACTCTGTGGATTTCGACTTCGTCAGCCTCAAATCGTTTGATCAACAGTTTCATGTGGTCAGGAAGTTCAGGGTCGTACGAAACAAAGTCGCACCACTTTCTACCTGAACAAGCCATTTGCCACGTCATTTGAAGCCTGTACTGCTCTTTAACCTCGTCAGTCAAAAGCATGTCAATGTGGTTGGCTGGCAACAGGCACTTGATTTCAAGTAGTCCATCGTCACCAACCAACCCGTCAGGAGACGCACCAGACATGGGAATGTCAGGATGGTCAATGAAACCAACCTCGTTTACCAAATTCCCAGTCTGCCTGACGTATTCTTCACGAGCGATTGGCTCTAATTCTTTGCCACGCTCCATGTATTCGTTAGTGTACGCACCGTCGTTCGTTTTACCAGTCAGACGTTCGGTAACTAACTGGGCTGCGTAATTTCGTCTGCTTGCAGCCCAGTTGCCGTTACGTATAGTCTTGAGAATGTCACCAATTCGACTGGCAGTTACTTTACCGCATCTAGCGGCGTACCACTCGGGACTGGTCTGCTCAAGTTCAGCCAAACAGCTTCCCAATGTTGGTAGCAGTCTTGCGAGCCTTGGCAGCAGTTGCACGAGCTTCAGCCTCAAGCTTCTGCAGGTCCAAGTGTGCTTCAAGATAAGTTTCAGCCTTGGCCTCTTCAGCCTTGGCGAAAGCATCTAGCTTGTTGAGCAACTTGGTAAAGTCACGTACAATGTTGTCGTACGTAAGCTGTCCGAAGAATGCCAAAATCTTATTAAGCAAGTTCGTAACCCCTGCGAGCGGCACCACGAATGGCGTCAGTGCGGCGGCTGTAGTCAGCCAGTGCAAATCCGTCTGCGTCGTAGATGCCCCAACGACCTTCGGGGTTC